CTGCTTTAAATATTCCTGATGTACTATTTGCCATTCCATCTATTGCTACTGAAGTAACTCCAGCACTAATAGCACCATTAACTGATATAACACCAGAAGCTACTCCTAGTGGTGTAGATATAGTTGGTGGGGCATAATTAAAAGATTCTAATTGTGATCTTTGTTTCATTATAAAAGCATTAATAGGAGAAAATTCTGTTCTTGTCATTGGTGGGAAACTAATAGTCATTCTAAATCTTTGTCCGTCAATTTGTCTTGCTTGACGTCTGCCAGAAGTTGTTGTTGAAACAATAGTATTCTGTTGTGAAGATATGGAAGCTGAATTAGCTACTGGACTTGAAGGAAATGTTCCACTCATACTAAATTAGATTTACCTCTTGCGTTAAGTGCTTGATTAACTAAATTTGTAATCGTTGCTCTGTTGTTAATTAATAACTCTTGAACTCCTTTAACATCTGTAGCATTTATTGTAAAATTAATACTTGTTGAACCAGTACTCGCCAAGTCGTGATTCGGTACCATTGTTCCACTTTGATTAGGTATAAATAATTCTCTACCACGTTCTCCTACCATATAAGGTTGCCCAGCATTTACAGCGCCACCTTCAGCTAAGAATAAAGTTGCTATTTGTGCGATAGTTCCCATATCAAATCCACCACCACCACCACCTGAACCACCAAACATATCTCCCATACTTCCTAATATGTCTCCAAGTGAACCACCTATTGAATTAAATATATCTCCGACACTAGAACTTAAACTGCCAAGAATATCCATTAAACTACTTCCAATATCATTAAATATTTGTGAACTGTAATCGCTAATTGAACCAAAAATATCTGAGATAGAACTAAATATATCATCAAAAGAAGTTTTTAACATATTCCATAATTCATTAAATATATTACCTAATTGTTTCTTAGCCATATCTTCAGGTGTAGACACTCCAGTACCAGCTTCTGATTGTTTTTTCTTTTCTGCTGTAATTTCTTTTTCAATAGATAATCTTTTTAATCCTAATAAAACTGCTATTTCGTCTAAAGCTAATAAAGCAAGTTTAGCTAATTGTTCTTCTATTAATCCAGCTATAATTTTTATTAATAAATTTCTTCCTATGTCAGCAAATGACGCTTGTAATTTTTTACCTAATACTATTGATTCTGCTATTGCTTTAGAAACATCTTTTATACCTGTAACTAAACCTTGTGCTATTGTTGAATAAATTTCTTTGAATTGTTCATTTAAAGTGAATGTAGCTACTTGCATAGCTTGTACTGTTCTTTGTACTGGTGTTAAATCTTTTGTTTCAAAATTTGCAGGTTTTAATTTTGGTGATGCTTGATCTACATTAACTCTTAATTCTATTGGTTCTCCAAATACTGTTTCTTTAAACTGTTTGTATTTTTTTCTTAGGTAGTCAATAACTTCAGCAACTTTATCAAATGCTTTAACTAAATATTGCATCATACTATCTGCAACTGCTTTAATAGGAATCATTAAGTCAGTTAAGAATTCAGATAAGAAACCTATAAGTGGATTTAATACTTGTAATGCAAATATAAAACCTTGTAGAGATTTTTGTACTAATAAAGCAATAAGATTAATAATTGGTTGTAAAGCAACAAGAAGTTGAGTCAACGAATCAACAAATCCTGCTACTTCTTTTTGATCTCCTATTAAGAATAAAGCTGATTGTGCTTGTGTAAAAAAATCTTTAAATGATTTAGATAAAGAAAAAACTGGGTCTATTGTTTTGTTTGCTCTCTTTTCTAATCCATCTAATAAGTTTTCTAATATTAATTTTGCACCACCAGCAGTACTTCCTAATAATGTTAAAGACTTTTCATCTAATCCTAGTTCTTCTCTTAAAATTTGAAATGCAGGAATTCCATTTGCTACTAATTGATTTAATTGCATTATATTAAATCCACCTTGCGCACCTTTGGCGAATAATCTTGTTAAGTCATTTAACGCATCAACTTTATTACTTGCGTTACCAGCAGTCTTAGCAAATATCTTAAGCATACGTTCTGTAGGTTCAACACCATTTTGATATAGTGTTAAAAACGATCTTGATAAATCTTCAATTCCAAACTGAGTCTTTTTAGAAAATTCTGTTAAGTATCTAAATGTTTCTGCACCCTGTTCAACTGAACCGACAGCAGTAATTATGTTTGCTCTAAATTCTTGTAATGATTTTGTTGTGTCTGTTATTTGTTTAACAACAGCAGAAGTAAATACGCCTATGATTGCATTTTTAAGAGTAAAGAAACTAGTTGTTGCATTATCTGTTTCTTTATTAACGCCTTTTAAATTATTTTGTAAATCAGTTAATGCCTTCTTAGAATTATCTACTGCGTTTAGGGTTATGTTTAGTTGCTGATCTGCCATAGTTCAATTTCTCTTTATCCACCTTCACTTTAAAATACCCTATCCAATAGAAAAATTCTTCCTCAGTTAAAGAAAGAACTTCTTCCATACTTTTTTTCAATTCGTGACCAAGAGCAAGTATGGTATATAACTCAGGATCAAATCTTACTTTTTTTCAGCTTCCTCGTAAGAAACACCATTCAACATTTCCGTTGATACTCTAGCTATAACATTTGCGTCAGCATTATTCAATAATGTTAGCTTGTCATCTAGCTTAAATATTTTATTTCCTTCTCCGTCTTTAGCTTTAAGAACGATTGCATCTACTAATACTCCTAGATCATCATTCTTAGCACCTTTGAAAAGGTTTCTTTTTTCACCTAGTGTAAAAGGTGAACAATATATTATTAAAGGTTTGCCTTCCTCGCCCCATTCAGCTACCTCTATTTTTTTAACACCTTGTTGTTCAAAGTGTGCCTTCACTCTATCTATTACTGCCATATATCTTCCTTTTCTAATTAATTAATTAAGCCGCAGTGCTAAAACTTAATGCACCTGAACCTTGAAAGCTAATAGAAGATTCTACTAGACCATCAAAAGAAGCAGATACAGATTTAGCAGTTACGATTGCTGTTCCTGTGTAATATTTGTCTCCTGCTGTTGCACCTTCTGGGTAAACTTTAATTGTGATTTCAGCACCAGCTACTAAAGCTATTTGTGCCGCATCTAGTTCATCCCAAAATAAACTTGCAGTACCTGACCAAGCTGTTAATCCAGCTTTATAAGTTCTTGCAGTTGTTCCCATATTAGAAGTTTCAATAGTATCTCCAGTTGTTTCTAAACTGAATGATCTAAGTTCTCCTAATGTGTCAGTACCGATTTTAATAGTTCCTTCTGAACCAGTATGAGTTGCCATTATGTTCTCCTTGTTTTGTTAGTGTTAAGGTGTACCAGAAGTGAATTGATACATAACTCGTACCACCATTCTAATTCCACCAGTTGGAAATAAAATACCTTCATCAGTAGATACTTCTACGACTTGAGTATTTTTCGCATATCCACCTCTTGTTCTATCATTATTTAATGTAGTTTCAATAGTGGTTATGAGTTCGTTACGTTTAGTGTCTATATTTGACGTAGTTCCTTTTACGAATCCTACAATAATAAAATCAGTAGTTGCTTGTCTTGTTATTGTAGAAGAAGGCATAGTAATATCTGTTCTTGTTTCGTTCCCTGACTGAATAAAAATAGCTGGGTATTGTTGCTCAGATAATTCATCAATATTAAATGGTTCTCTTGTAATTTTCTTTAAAGTAATAGGCGAAGTTACTGCTGTTAAAACTGTAATTATATTACTTGCTATATCTTCTCGTTTGCTCATATTTTCATTAACCTGTTATATTCTTCCATAAACTTGTTCATTAATACTGGTGCTTCTTTATCACCTATTGCAAAGAATTTCCTAGTTCTTTGATTGCCTAATGCTTTTAAATTTTCTCTTACTGCTGAAAAATATATTTGTGATTGTGTTGGTGAAGATTTTTGTGTCATATTAGATAACATATTTCCTTTAACAAATAAATCTGGTGTTAGTGGTAAACCTTTCGCTCTACGTGTTTTTGCGTAAGCTGAAGTGTATTTTACAAAACTATTTCCTTGATAATCTTTCCCCTTAGCTGTTCTTTGTTTAATAATAAACATTAAGAATTCAGCAGTACGTCCTAAAGCAGTTTTAACAATATTAGGTTGTTCAGCAATTTGCTTTTCAAAATTTGCAACTACTTGTAAAACATTACTTTCAATAGTAATCATCTGATAAGTTGAAGTCTATGGTAAGGTGCTTTTTCAGCATCTTTAACTGTATTAGAATCATCAGCATCATACTCAACACCATCTTTTAAAATAGAATCTAATTCATCTGAATATAGTTGTTGATAATGTTTCATCATTACTTGAAATCTGTCTTGATTATCAATTGAATTATATTTAGTTAATTGTGGACAAACATAAAAACCAATTACTTTATAAACTGACAATCTTTTAAATTGTGAATCAGTTAATAATGTTCCGTTCATTTCAGTAGTGTTTAATAATGAAATATCTCTGTAAGTTTGTTTAACATCAACTGGGTACCATTTAATTCTTAAATCTCTTTCAATATCTTCTCTTGCTAACGTGTGGTAATTATTTGGAGTTGTGAATGAATATATCCCGAATCCTAAAATATCTGGTTGGTATATTTGTAAATCTGCGTCAGTTGAAAAGTTTGCCATTTGTTAATCCTTTATAATATATTTTCTTCTTATTTTTCTTGGACTTACCTTAGCAAATATTTCTGCTTCAGTCATTCCTAGTTCTTTGTCAAATCCGTAATGTGCTTTTGATGAATGTTTAAATCTATCTACTAACACATAGCGATAAACATAATCCTTAGTCTTT